CTGTTGCAAAAGATTTAAATATTAAATTTAACGATTTATTAGAAAGGGTTGAAAAGGCTATCGATGTCAGAGATGCTCATTCAAGCAATAAAAAAACAGATTAATAATTACAAAGATAATTTAGGTAAAAATCTGTTGTCAAAAGGTGTAGAAAACATACAAGAATTCAAACGCATACACGGTATGTCACAAGGTTTGGATAAATCATTAGAAATAATAAATGAAACTTTAGAAAAGTATAGGAAAGGAAATATAGAAGAAGATGATTAGTTCTGATATTTGGGCAACAGACAATAATGATGCCAACACCGGAAAAGGTACCCACTCCTGCTGGTTATAGAATTTTAATTAGACCGAAAGGTGTAGTTGAAAAAACAAAAGGCGGAATATATTTAACTGATAATAACAAAGAACAACAAAGTTATTTAAATTCTGTCGGTCAAGTTATCGCAATGGGACCAGAATGTTACTCTGATAGAAAAGCTCCTTGGTGTAAAGTAGGAGATTGGGTAGTATTTGGTCGTTACGCAGGAGCAAAAATTTCTGTACAAAAAGTTAAGATGGTGATAATTAATGACGATGAGATATTAGCAACACTGGACAATTCAGAGGTTGTATCTCAACAATTATAATATACGTTAGTTTAGGCTAATGACAACATAGGAGTAACTATGATAGAAGAAGAAAAGAAAGAGCAGGAAGAATTAGAAGTCAATTTAGGAGAAAATCCAGAGGACAAAGAAATTGAAGTCCCTGAAAATCCAATTGATAAATATATTTCTGAAGCTCAAGAGGAAGAGAAAGTAGAAGTTAAAAAGCAAGAGGAAAAGCCAAAAGCTCCTCCTTACTCTGAAGATATGCCTTACTCTGAGAAAGTTCGTAAAAGAATTGCAAAAGAAGTGGCAAAAAGAGCAGAAGCTGAACAAAAAGCTGTTGAACTAGAACAAAAATTATCAGAACTTGAGAAAAAAACTTATGAAGTTGCTGGTAAATCTTTATCTAATCAGTATCAATCAGTATCTGCAGAGCTTAAATCAGCAATCGAAGATGGTAATACTGATAAACAAGTAGAACTATACGAAAAAATGGCTGATTTAAGAGGTCAAATGCAAAAAACTTCTGAATATGTTGAATCTCAACCTAAAAAAGAGGATAAAAAAGAAGTAAATACTCCTCCTTTAGCAAGAGATTGGGTAAAAATGAATGCAAAATGGTTTAATAAGCCTGGTTTTAGAAAAGAAACTGCTATGGCTTATGGAATTGATGCAGAACTTACAGAAGAAGGGTGGGATGTGAATGACCCTGAGTATTATGAAGAAATGGATAGACGACTAAAAGCTAGTGGTCTTAAACACTTCACAAAATCAGACGAAAACACTTCCAATGATGACCAAAATGTGGTACAAAAAGCTAACAGAGTGCAATCTCCAGTTGCTGGAGTTAGTCGTAAAAAAACTAGTAACAGTAATAGAGTTAAGCTAACTGCGGATGATTTAGCAACAGCTAGAAATTTCGGCATTGATATCAATGATGAAGCGGCACTAAAACGGTTTGCTAAAGAAGTAAAAAACTTTAGCACCAATACGTGACAGATAGGAGCACGACATGAATAAAGACAATAAGATAAAACACGAAACTAGAGTTGAAAGTTCAACTAGAGTTTCACAATGGCGCCCAAGTAATTTACTTGAAGCTCCTGAACCAAGACCTGGTTTCAAACAGCGATGGATTGCAACTATGGTACTAGGACAGGAACAGCCAACAAACGTTGCTAAACGTATGAGAGAAGGTTGGGAACCTCGTGACATTAAAACTGTCAAGAATGCTCAAAACTTTCCTACGATTGAACATGGCAAATTTGCTGGTTACATTGGAATTGAAGGAATGGTACTCTGTGAAATGCCAGAAGAAATGGTAAATCAACGTAATGAATATTACGCACAAATGACTGAAAACTTAATGAGATCAGTCGAACAAGATATTCACAAAGTAGAACAACCTGGAAATCCAATTAGTAAAACCTTCAAGACTTCAGTTACAAGAGGCGGCTTTAAAGAGTAAAAAAAGCAACTTATAACTTAGGAGGTTATAACTATGGCAAACGTAAATGCCCCTCAAGGTTTTATACCTTTGAGACACTTAACAGGTGGAGTTATCAGACCCCAAGAATATCCTATTGCAAACTCTTACGGCACTACAATTGCAAGTGGCGACTTAGTTACTATGACTACAGACGGAACTGTAATTAGAGGTACAGCTGGAGGAAATGCTTTAGGCGTATTCTATGGAGTTGAGTATATTGAAAACTCTACTGGAGACGTCAAGTTCTCTAAAGTTTGGAACGCAAATACAGATGTAAAAGCAAATACAACTGTAAAAGCACTTGTATATGATGATCCAAACATCACTTATAAAGTACAATGTAATGGTACTTTTGCTGCAGCCAATGTTGGTGAGTTAGCAAACGTTACTATTGGAACGTACAATTCAACTTTCGGATATTCTACAGACGAATTAGATATTAGTACATTAGCTACTACTTCTAAAGTTCTTAGAATTTTAAGATTAGTTGATGAACCAAACAATGCTGCTGGCGCAGACGCTAAAGTAGAAGTGGTTATTAATAAATCACTATACGGTGTTGGTGCTGCTGGCGCAGGCGTATAAGGAGATTGAACTATGGCACTAAATAGAGCACTATTTACCAAACAGCTCAATCTAGGTTTAAATACCGTGTTTGGTATGGAGTATGATAACTATCCAGAACAATGGAGAGAAATCTACTCTATCGAGCAATCGCAAAAAGCATTCGAAGAAGATGTACAAATGGTCGGCTTCGGTGCTGCACCTACAAAAGCTGAAGGTGCTGCAATATCTTACGAGTCAGGCAGAGAAGGCTTCGTTTCAAGATACGTACACGAAACTGTAGCTTTAGCATTCTCAATCACTGAGGAAGCTGAAGAAGATGGTTTATACGGATCTTTAGGAGCAAAATATGCTAGAGCTTTAGCAAGATCAATGCAACACACTAAAGAAATCAAAGGTGCAAACATCCTTAACAATGCAACTACTACTTCAGTAGGTGGCGATGGTGTTTCTTTATTGAACGCTTCTCACCCACTAGGTGGCGGTGGTACTGCTTCTAACACTTTATCAACAGCAGCAGATTTATCAGAAACTTCTTTAGAGCAGTTACTGATTCAAATCTCAACTGCAGTTGATGACAGAAGTATACCAATTGCATTAACTGGACAAAAGCTAATCGTTCCACCTCAATTGGTGTTCATTGCTGAAAGAATCCTAAAGTCTAATTTAAGACCAGGAACTGCAGACAATGATATCAATGCAATGAGAAATATGGGTATGATTCCAGGCGGAGTAACAGTTAACCAAAGATTAACTGACCCTGATCAATACTTCATTATGACTGATTGTCCTGATGGAATGAAACACTTTGTAAGATCACCAATGAAAAAAGCTGTTGAAGGCGATTTTGAAACTGGTAATTTAAGATACAAAGTTAGAGAAAGATATTCTTTCGGTTTCACAGACTGGAGAACTATCTTTGGTTCAGAAGGAGCTGCATAATAATATAATCTTACTAGGCGTAGCAATACGCCTAGTATTTAACCCTAACGACTGCGAAAGCAGACTATCAAAAGGAGGATAGACATATGGGAACAACTACATTTTCAGGACCTATTAAAGCAGGTACTATTAGAGAAACTACTGGTACTACTTTAGGAACTGATGTAACAAATACTGGATTTGTACAAATGGTACAATCTAAATCAATTAGCACAATAGGAGCTACAGCAAATACAACTGTTGCAACTATTCCTGCTGGTTCACAAATAACTAATGTAACTTTAGATATCATTACAGTTAATAATGATGGAACTGCTGCAACTGTTTCTGTAGGAACTGCTGCAAACGGAACTGCATTTATTGCAGCTACTGATGCACAAACTGTTGCAAGAACACAACCTGTTGCTGGTGCAATTCCAAATTTAGCTGATGTAGGAACAAGTGACATCAATGTTATCGGAGTATTTACTGCGACTGATGGAGATGGAACTACTGGTGAAGCTATTGTTACTGTACAATATGTACAAAATAATAACGTAACATAATTTTAGATGAGGGCCTTCGGGCCCTCTTAAAAGGAGTTTTATGGCAGAAAAACG